GCCGATCCCCAGCCGCTTCCCGAGGCGATGGTCCGGGTGAACGTATCGGTCCAGACCGTCGTAGGTGGTGCGGTCGCGTAACTGACCGTCGGGGTGAAGGTCGCAGCTGTCTGGGTTATCAGCCCGACCGAGGCCACCTGCACGATCGCGACGACCGGGCTGAAGCACGACGCCGTCACGCTCAGCAGACCGATGGTCAGGGTCTGGGTGGCCGCCTCGTCGATGCGGATCCAGCCGAGGATCTGGTCCGCAGACGTCAGGGTCGGGTTGTAGGTCTGGGTGGCGGTGGCGGTGACGACCTTGTGCTGCGTCGTCAGGGACATGCCCGACGTACCGGTACCCGACGCACCGTGAACGTGGGTCGACCATGTGCCGTTGGTTGTGTCGGCGTCGCCAGCCCACGTGTCAGCGGACTCGGCACCGCCCCAGCCGATGACGACGCTGCCGGACGGGATCGAGCCCGTGGTGACGGTGGGCGTGCCTGACGCAGCGCCTGTGCCGGCACCGCCCGTGTTGTAGACGGCTCGACCGGTACTCGAGACGACTTCCTTGAACGCGTACCGCTTGGCGGTGACCGACACGCTGGCGGCGAACGTGAAGTCGGCGTTGTCGGACGACAGCAGGTTAGTCGTCAGGAGACAGGTGTAGGCGGCGGTGTCGACGCCGGCGCTGGCGGCAGCCGGGTCGTACAGGGGGTTCTGGCGTCGCGTCCAGATGTTGCCCTTGGAGTCGGTGATCGTCGCCGGGAAAACGGTCGTACCACCGCCCGAACCCGCGTTGTCGGCGGACATGACGAGCACGCCGAGATTGCCGGCGGTGATCGTCGCGTTCGGTGCGACCCCGGTAAACGAAGTAGCGGCGGTGTTGTTGCCGCCGCTACCTCGGTCGTTGACGGAGAGTGTCATGGGAGGCTAGCTCCCCGGCGGGTTCCTAGAAGGTGAAGATCCCCGACGCGTTCCACGTGACCGTGATGTCGCCGCCGTTCGGGGTGACCGGCAGACCGGTGCCCGTGTCGAAGTAGGCGATCAGGTCGGACGTCGACGTGGTGCCGGTGTCCTTGAGCAGGTTCACCGACTCGACGCTTGCGCCCGACACCGCGGTGAAGGTCACGTTGTCGGCGTCGAACACGCCAGCCGCGACGACACCGACCGTCTTCGACGTCAGGGCCGAGCTGAGCGAGCCGACGATGCCGGCCGAGATGTCGTTGTAGAAGTCGTCGGTCGACACGTTCGGCGTGTCGGTGCCGTGGTCGATGAGCACCGCCTTGATCGTGTCCGCATCGAGGTCCACACGCGTTGCATGCGACCCCAGAACGCCGTTGCGATAGGCGACATACAGCGCGTTCGCCATCAGATCCTCTCCTTGCCGTGCTTGCTCTGGACGATCTTGATACCGGGAGTCATGCCCTTGCCGGCCGTCATCCCAATGCCGATCCGCGGCGGCTTCTTGACCTCAACCCCGACCGAGAAGCCGTCCTTCTGAAGGATGGTCTTGATGCGATCGAAGACGCCGGTCGACACGATAGCAGCACCCGTACTGTCCAAGTTCAGGTGATGCGCCTTGAACACGTGGACTGCCCCACACCCGCCGTACTCAGGCGGCGTGCATTGATAGGGCTCCGGGTATGGGTTGTTCTTCTCCACGACCGTGTAGCGCACGTTTCGCTCGGTCGGGTGCTGGACTCGGACGCCGGGCATCACTCCTCCTCACGGTGATCGACGACTTCGGTGATGCGACCGTTCGCATCCCGGATGACCTCGCGTCGAACGATAGGACGCTGGACATGCTCAAGGCCAGCGCGCAGCTCGTCGAGAGCGCGCACGAAGTCGGTCGTGTCGACCGCCACGTTCACCTCGGGCGGACTGACGTTGACGATCGGTGCCTCGACCTTGATCTCGGGCGGGGCAACGTCGACCTTCACGTCAGGCGGCAGGACGTCGACCTTCACGTCCGGGATCTTGATCTCGGGCATGTTGATGGTCGGACCCGTGACAGAGACGTCAGGCGTCTGAGGGGTCGGCAGCGCCTTGATCATCTCGACGAGGTCGGGCTGGGCTTCGAACGCCTTCTCGATCAAGAGCTTGGTGGTCGCCGGCGGGCCCGCGGTCTCACCGGGCTTGGGCACCTTGCGCATCGCCAGCTCCCGGGCAGTCGGGATGTCGTCGAGCAGGACGAGCCCCTGAGGCGTGTTCGCCATCAGCTTGTTGAACGGGTTGTTCTCGTCGTTGGGGTCACCGATCGGCGGCTTGCCCTGTGCCTTGCGGGCCTCGTTGATGACCTCCGACGGCATGCCGGCGAGGGTCAGCTTCTGGGTCTCGGCCAGAGCCTTCGACTGGCGGTTGGAGACGGCCGTGAAGCGGAACGCGATGTTGTTGGACGGACCGCCCCATGCCGGATCCCAGCAGAACTGGCTGGTCATGACGTTCTGCGCACGCGCGAGGGGGAACAGGGTCCGGTCGTCGGTCATGGCCTGCTGGACCTCGCCCGTCGACTTGTTGATGTCGAAGCTGAAGCCGAGGTCCTGCGGCGAGAGATGCAGGACTGCACAGATCTTGCGGACGAGGTACTCCTGCCACTCGATGAACTGCATGTCCCGGTTGTTGTTCTTGAACGGGATGAACTTGGCGCTCTTGGTGCCGCCCCAGAACGCCATCATCGACTTGCCGGCGATCAGCGTGTTCCAGAGCGCCTTGAAGCTCTCGACCTGATCCGGCCGGGCGTTCTCGCCGAGGTCTATGATCCCGTCGGGTGCCGCCTGCGTGACCTGCTTGTCGTTGTACATCGAGCCGTTCAGCTCGGCGGTCACGGCGTGCTTCAGGGTCTCGAGCGGCGGGATGCCCAGAGGGCTGTTCGTCCGGTGGTGCATCTTGATGTAGCCCATGTCCGCGTTGCGGAAGGGCACGTTCACGTCGACCGCCGGCTGGTAGAAGTAGCGCGGCATGTTGGGGTCGCCGTTCCAGAGCTTGTCGATCTTGATGTGGTCACCGTCGACGGGCCACAGCCAGATGACCTCACCGCGGACGAGGCGCTCCTTCTCGAACGGAGCTGCGTCGAGCGTGAACAGGTCCTCGCCGAGCTGCTGGAAGAAGGTGTCCAGACCATCCTCGCCCGGGTTGGGCTGCATCAGGATCTCGCGCATCCTGTTCATCAGCCCGGTGTCTGGCTTGCGGCCGTTGCGGTCGAACGGCACGAGGTCCCACTCAGCCTTGGTGAGCTGGCCGATCTTCACGTCGAGGGCTGCGCGCACAAGCTCTCCGTGGATGGCCCAGCTCCGGTAGAGCTGCGACCCGGAGGGCCCCTGTCGGCGGTTGGCGGTGAGGCCCGACGCGGTCGCGGACATGGCGGCCGTCGACGCTGCCCCTGTGCGGGCGCGCTGGACGGGTACGGCGCGACTGAGCTGCTGGCCGATCAGCCCCACTGGCGGAGGTGCTCCTTGACCATGTCGTCGACCGTCTCGCGGACGATCTTGTCCCCGAAGTAGGTCGCCATACGGTCCATCACCGGCTGGAACGGATGACGCTCCGGTGCCCCGTCGGTCACCTTCATGATCGGCTCGACATAGACGTCGTCGACCGTGCGGACGCCGTCAGCGAACTCGATCTCCGCCATGGCGCGCACTATACACGGCTACCTAGACGGCACAGCCCCGAAGAAGAAGCTCCCGCCCATCAGCTCCATGCTGAAACCGAGCGCGTCGACGCCGTCGTCGTGACCCCTGACACCGTCGAAGGCGAGCAGCTCGCGCTCGAACCATGAGTCCTTCAGGGACCGGTGCATGTAGACCTTGCCGTACTTGAACTTCTCGGCGACGGCCTTGGCCCGGGTGCGCTTGTCGGTGTCGGTCTTGCGCCCGACGATCGGGATGTGGGGCTTCTCGTTCATGACCGTCGTGATGACGGTGCTCTGGAACGCTTGGTTCTCGCAGATGACGAGGCCGATGCCCGGGATCTGCTGGTAGCCCTGATCGATGAAGTCGTCGTGCCCTGCCGGGATCCTGTCGCGGTACGCCTGCATGACGTAGAAGTCGCCGGTGTTCCACTGCTCAGCGGTGGTCACCCTCGCTGTCCAGTCGGCGCGCGTCTTGACCGACGACGCGAGGTCCACGCCCATCCGCTTGGTGTAGGTCGAGTCCGTCGGCAGCTCCTCCTCCGGGTCGCCGTCAGCGGTGCCGTACCAGCGGAACCAGACCTTCTGGAAAGTGTCGCCCGAAACGAGGCCCTCGATGTTGTTCTGGTAGGTGCAGTCGAACTGGGCTGCGTTCATGCCTCGGCGCTCGAGCAGGGTCTCCAGCGGCCAGACCGACTCCCAGTAGCTGCGCCAGCGCTCTCGGGGCGTCTCGTCGAAGTCGACCGGCTCATTGGTCTCGACGTCGACGACCGCGCTCTTGACGATCGTCTTGAAGCCCATCCCGCCTTCGTCCTTGGGCTTCATCATCGTGGCGTACAGGTCGTCCTCAGCCCAGCGCGTGCCGAAGGCGATGCACACGCCGTTCGACACGAGCCGCGGGAAGAGCGACTTGATGAACCACGTCTGGACCTTCTCGCGCTGCTCAGGGGTGAGCGTGTTCTCCTCGCCCAAGATGTCGTCGCACAGCAGGACATCGAAGCGCTTCGAGGCGACCTGACCGCCCGTGCCGCCGGCGAACAGCGTGAAGTCCTTCGACTCGACCCAGCGCGACCCTCGCGCGTGCCATCCCTTGATCGTCCACTTTCCGCGCCCAACAGGCATCAGGTCGCCGAATACCGCCCGATATTCGTCGTTGCCCTCGATCATCCCCATGATCGCGCCCGAGAACGCCTCGCTGAACTCGGCCGTCTGGCTGAATAGGCCCACCCGGACGTTGCGGAACATGCCGACGAGCCAGCTCAGCAGGATGGTGTCGCCCCACGTCGTCTTGGCCGCGCCGGCGGGCTCGAGGATGAGCGTGTGGGTCCGGGTGTAGATGGCGTCGAGCGCCAGCTTGATCAGCTCGGCGTGATGCGGCTGCGGGACGTATCCCTGCGTCAGCTCGCCGAGAGCGAGGACGCCCTCAGGGCCATTCGTCTTCGACAGCGCCCGGAGCATCTGGGAGCGGAGAGCTTCCCGCTGATCGTCGGGAAGGTCCGCCAGCTCCTCGAGTGTGTTCGACGATCTTTGCCGCGAGGGCACGATGATCTTCCCGGCTGGGGTCGAAGTCGCCAAAGTTGACCTGCGTGAGGTTCGTGGTGGAGTCCCCTGCTGGGGCAGTGCCATCGAAGAGCCCCTTGATGCGGTCCATGAGCTGGACGACCTGTTCCGGGCGGTACGTTACAGCAGGGACCTCGATGTACTCCTGCGTTTCCGGGTCCTTTTCCTTCTTGGTCCGCTTCATGTCGGCGCGCATCTTGGTGATGGCCTCGTCGATCGCCTCGAGGGCGTTGTCCTCGACAGCCATGCGTCGCAAACGTCGGGTGGCCTCCCGGTCGGCGATACCGTCGACGAGCTTCTGGTCGACGCGCTGGATCCGCTTCTCGCGCAGGTCGTGCCAGCCCTCGCTCTTGGCGCGGCGGGTGATCGTCGAGATGGCCGTCGGCTGGACACCGAACTCCTCAGCCACGGCGGTGACCGACATCTCGGGCTCAGCCGAGACGAAGCGGGTGCGCATCGCGGTGTAGTCGTACTTGAGCGTCGTCATGT